CGCATACACCGCGCGACACTTCTTTTGGAACGGAGCCGAGCTCCAGAACTTCTACGGCTCTGGTAACATGGACACCTACCATTTCATGAAATTCATTTATAAGACTATGACGCATAATGCTCCGATCGAGATCGAACATCTCCAACCACCTGATGAACTTGACTACGATATCGATATTGATCTTGGAGCCGCATACTTAACTCCTATACAATTTATAGAGAAGATGTGTATTTCCGCTGCCGTCATACCGAAATTCTTTCCACTGATGCGATGTACGACTCAAATCCGCCAACTCTACAATGGCATGATCAAGCTGCCTCCTCCCGTTATCACCGTCAAACTCCTTGAATTTTGCCGAGAGAAGGTAGGAGCGTTTACCATCCGTGTCCGATCAGCAGCTGGTGTATTTGCTTACCACGATGGCGTTTGTTATCTCTTCGAATTCGATGAATTTACCATCGAGGACGTACCAGAGATGAAAAGCGTAAGAATTATAAAACGCACTAATGACCTAGGCACTATCACTTATGAACAGTTACGCCTAATGCGGATAAGCATGGCTGAGCCCCATATGATGACTCCACCCATGATGCATATGGCCTCTTTGCGCTTACAAACTCATCCTGCGTGGGACCATGCCTGTTCATATATCCCATTCTCGTCTACGGATTTACTATATCGCCTGACAACTTCCCTTCGAAAGACCATTACGAAATGGTGGGAATCCCTAAATCAGACGACCCAACACTTGATGTTCTTCGCTTTGATTGTGATCGCACTATGGGCCCTCCTCAAATTCTTCCGGACGACCCCCACTACGTGTGATTGTAAGAAATGGCCCGGCGACGTAAGAGACCAAGACACCTGCCCCTATGATATGCCTGAAGGAAAAACGAAAGGAGCTGCCAGACGCTCCCGCTTTACCCATTTCAAAGCTTTCAAGTACAACACGAAGATCATATCTGAAGAACAAGCTCAGGATCACATGCTCCATGAAAGAATCTGGGGCACGTGCTCTGCCAATGCCCAGGCTGGTCAGCGCCAGTTCGAGGCACAGATAGGACCTACCATGCGTGTCAAAGGCCGATATGACGACGAAGAGATGAGATGGATCATAGAAGATATGGATATGCCTGAATCCACAGACCGTGTCCGTGACTCCGCTCTAGCTAAGAAACTATCCAAGAACTCGATCCAACTCTGCGCTGCTGATGGCGCCCAGATAAAGGCTACCATGCTTACCGGAGAAATCGGCATTACAGCCCGTCACTTTAATGAATACTGTCGCCCTTGGGCTATAGAACAACATACTGGCTTTACGGCTGTTCCGATTATGGAAGATCGATATAGAGAACTTCTCGTCTTCCGGGTGCAACGATCCGGGATCGATGCAATCTTACCAGGAGCGTGTCATCTGAATAAACATCTCCTGAGTCTAGACCAACTTCGCACAGTAGAATGCGCCACCATTATGATAACAAGAACTAATGGGACAGATTATGTTACGCAAGCATATGAATACCAAGAACGCCCAGCTCTTCCTTTTGACAGCCAACAATTACGATCATGGCAACAAAATGTCGGGCTTGTAGCTTATGGCAATTATAAGACTGCCACGAGCGCCGGCGATTGTGGATCTCCCGTCATAGCCCACTATGGCGATTCGTTCGCTCTCATAGGGATCCACGCTGGGCGCCGAGGAGCTCTTGAGAAATTTGCTTCAGTCGTTCTATGTAAAGAACTATGGAACGAAATTGCGACGAAGAACCTGGATAAAGCTGAATGTCTCGCTATTGTAGATAAATATCCACAGATGCGAACTACACAAGGCGCAATCTACACCCCTCCAGCTATGCGAGAACTTGCCACGAAACGAACCCCCGGCTCATACGTTCCACAGGGAGCCTTAAGTCCCCTATTCCATATTCGGAATATGAAGCCGATGGACGGCAAGAATAGAAAACACCACATTGATGACTTTCCTCTTACTATCGAAGGAATGGATCGTAAAATCCCAGCTCTTCCCGCAATTCAGGTACGGCTAAACTATGAACATTTAATCCCTAATGACAAATATGGGAATAAATTCCCATTTCTGATTAGGACTCAACGACTGGAGCGGAATTTCCATCTTGCACAAGACCCCAGCCTTTCCATGATAGCTCGCCAGTTAGGAGACTTTTATTTCTTGCAATCTGGCCGATCTCCTCTATGTCCTTTATCTATCACTCAAGCCATCACTCAAGACTATCGCTCTTCTCCCCTTGACTTGGGCACGACTATAGGTGTTTTCCTACAGCGAACCCATCCAGGCGCCACTAGCAAATTCGATCTTGTTACCAATGATGGAAAATTCTTGAGCACAAAAGTAGAACAATGGACTAAGGACCAATGGACGATGGCAGCTCAGGGCAAGCGATTAAGCCTCCCATGTGACGCGAATTACAAGTCGGAGACACTGGCTATTGGAAAGGAATATCGGAAGCGCATCTACTATAATGTGCCTCTACCAACGATCTTAAATCTCAAGAGAATATTCGCTCCTCTCCATCATGCTTTCGCTTCGGACTTCGAACAAAGTCCTTATGTCTTCAACGCGGATCCAATAAGGGATTGGGATGTGATTTATCTCCATCTTTTCCGCAATAGCGGAAAATTCATCCCTCTCGACGCTAAGTCATATGATAATAGCGTAAGCGCAGAAGTCATTTTGGCAACTGAAGAGATCCTAGCTGCTTTCTATGGACTACCAAAACACGACACCGACCTTCGTGTAAGAATCAGAACCCTACTCCAAGAAGTCGCCTTTATGCCAACACTCTTTGAAAATGTGGTGGTAGAGAAACAAGGCGGCATTCCCAGTGGAATTTGGGGAACAGACCTACTCGATGACATGACTTTTGACATAATGTTAGCCCATGCGTGGATACATCTTACTCAGACATCTCTTTTCGAATACTTTACATGTTTCGTAAAGAAGATCTGTGGTGACGACGTCTTAGCGACTATAAATCCACGTTTCGCAGACCAGTATAATGGGATTACTATCCAAAAACATCTGAAATCTCATTTTAACGTCGACTTGACACCCTCGCAAAAGACCGGCGAGATGGCTGCTTATGTCTCAATTGACGAGGCGACTTTCTGCTCACGCCATTTTGTGCCCTGCCCCGATCATCCGACGTTTAAGATCCCAAAGCTGAAGACTAGTTCTCTTTCTTCAGCGTTGGAATGGACCACTGATCGCTCTATAGCAGGACGCTATGAACAATACGTGGCCGTGGGACTTGATTTAGTCCCTCACGGCTCCGAGATATATGATAGATATGCCCGCGAACTTGTTGCTTTTGCTAACAAGCATCGAATCCAACACATACCTATCACGTATCCCGCAGCTGTGGAGATGACGTGGCAACGCGTAAACACTCCACGCCCGAGACGATTTGAAACTTCTTACAGAAATCAAATATTGACAGCTCAGAATTTCGTATCTCTCAAACCCTTGAATTATACAATAACTCCAAATATGTCTTCTTCAATCTATAAAAACAACACCAAACTCCTTCTGGCTATTCTCGCGAGATCCAAGAACATCTCCGAGTTTCACCAGGAGGCCGAAAAATATACCGACCTATTCAAGCGTACACCAGAGGATGCATTCGATTGGAATCAGACTTTCCAGCTCAATAGGCCAAACTCTCCCGGATCAGCCAAATCCTTCATCGCGAATACAACCGTCGTTTCCGCAATGTTGAGTGGCATATCCGACTCGTGGGGATTCGTGGATCTCACTCTAATGGAGATCTGTCGACAACGCATCTTCCCTACACACAAGACCCTCCGAGAGTATAGGTGGAACGTGACTATCTTAGCCCACCACGAGATAGCGAATTGCATTTGGGCACGCAACCCAGACGCCCTACCCCTTACTCGACGATTTGTCCACAAATCCGACATGATCTACTACCTACCAGCATGGATCGACCCGAACATTGAACTCCCAATTATGTCAAGACGGCGCATTTGTTGTTCTGGAAGGCAACAAAACCCGTA